GGATGGATTTTATTATTCTCAATCCCAGTAAAGTCTATAGACTGGCTAACTTGCTTACTATTTCGTATTAGGCTCTTCATATTCTTTATATACTCGTTCTAGTTTTTTATGGATGTTGTTTAGAAAACAGCTACTACACCCAGTTGTTTGTGCCTTATCATTAAAGACTCTGTTGTATATAGCCACTAGCTCTTCTTGTTTTTTACCGGAGACCTTACTTACTCTATTAGAAAAGTAATCGGTTAGATACTTATACTCATCCTCAGTTAAACAGTTAGGCTTTTGGTAAGGAAACATCTTATTGAGAACCTCACGCCTATCGGAGCATCCACAATCCTCACCTAACACAAACTTGGCTACCTTGCTAATACCAGTAGCTTCGAACACAGCCTCAACCGTATCACCAATCCCAGTTGCTTTAGTCTTTTGAGTCTCGGTACTTTTTGTATTCTTGGATTGCACCTTCTTTGATTTTCTTTTTGCCATTACTTAAAGTATTGAATATTGAACTTAAACTTATTTTAGTTTCCCTAGCTATCTTTCTCATTGACATCTTATCGTAAAAATGGATATTGAATACTTTCTTATCATACCAATACCATTTATCTACAATAGATTCAATCTTATCTACTACCCTATCGAAATGCTCCTTTTCGTCATTAACACTTTTACTAGCTGAATACATCTCGCTTACATCTTTAGGCAAATCATCTATATAGATAGTTTTATTACCTGCCTTATGGAAGTTAGATAAATACAAATTACGCAACGTTACATAAACGTAATAAGTATTTACCTCTTCCTCATTGTACATAATCTTACTCACATCTTTCACATACCCACATATCCTTATGTACATTTGCTGAACTAATTCATTGGCATCCTCATCACTAACTCCAAACGACTTAGCCATATAAAACCAATCCTGGTGCTTATCACCTAATATTTTTATTACTTGCTCCTCCATACATGGATTGATATTCCTATAACGCCAATAATTAATTGAAATAGATGTTCTATTTCTTCAGCTCCCTCATCTTCAAACTCATCCATATTTGTGTTCCAATAGTTGAAACCCAACATCAACCCATAAACTGGAAAAAACTGTATATACATAATTTATAATTTAGTTATCATTACATCTAGTCTAGGGCTCTCCCTATCTATCCCCATATAACAAGAATTAACTTCTACCACAGTTGACAAATCATCTGATTCAATACAACCATTCTCAACCATAGCATCCTGAAAGAACTTATCTACTACCGAAATCACATTCATTAAATCTCTAGTTCTTTTATCAGGGGCAAAATAAAAATACTCAATCTTAATCTTACCATCGAATCTAAAATCTAGCAAAGGAGTAATCTCTGATTTAAACCTACGCTTAATATCGTTGCTAACTTGATAGTGCCAATTTCTATAATTATTCATAGTTAACCATCTTCTACGGTTGCTCCGATTTGCTATATATAGGGGCAATGATAGGGACTTTGCGTTCTTTTCTTCTTTTTTCATCTACTTTAGTAAAAGGAGTTTGATTATTAAAGTAATAACGTTGTTCCTTTATGTTAAATTCAATGAGTTCAACTTCCTGTGGAATCCCTACTAATTTCTGTTTCTTAATCTTCTGTGAACCAAAGGTAACAAATTTATCCGAGAAATTGATAGCCCTGTTCGGTCTCCAAACAAACATGACGTTGTCAGCCTTATCAGCAAACGTTCCCCCACCTTTTATCATATTAATATCTGGTTTAGGATATTTACCATCATCTCCTTTACGAGGTGTTAATTGATGAGCTACCAAATGAATTGCCACTTCATTGTCAACTGCAAATCTTTTCAACTCAGACATAAACCTACTTATATACAAATCCTCCCTCTCTCCTATTCTCATTTTATGTTGGATAGTATTATAAGGGTCAATTATCAAACTCCTTACTCCCTTCTGTCTAACCAATAGTTTTGCCTTAGCCAATACAGTTTCTAGTAGAAAGTTCTTATTAGGATATATCACATAGAAATGGTTTTGTATAAAATCAAGTGCCTCTTTATATTCCTGTATTTCCATCTGAGAACCTTTGTGGTAAGGGTCGCTACTTTTACCAATATACATCTCAGCAATATCATTGTAGAAATCATTCATTGGCATATTCTCTGGGGTAAAGAAAGCAAACTTCCAACCTTCCATTGCCGACTTTAAACAGCAAAGTTGATTCAAGAACAAAGATTTACCCTCATTCTGATACCCAGTCCAGATGTTAACCTCTCCCATTCTCCAAGTCCAAGCATTGTCAATACTAGGGATATAGGTAGTTGTACCTCTTTCAACCCCATTATAAAATCCATCTATTAAACTGTCCCTTATATCATTAACTTCAAAGACACCTTCTATTTTGGGCTGTGAAGCGTTTTTAAGACGCTCTACGAGGCTTTCTATGCCTTCGTGTACTAATACCTCATTTGCATCCTTATAGGGGCTTAAATCGACTATTTTACACTTTTCTACTCCAATACGTCTAATAAGCTCCTTCTGGAGGTATCTTCCGTTATCATCGTTATCTACAGATACATATACTGTTTTAGCATCTTCAAACACACTATAACAGTTATCTATACATTGTAGTTTCTTATCTATATTCTTATCCTGAACATTAGGAGCTCCCATATTAACAGAAGTATGGGTTTTAACACCAGCTACTGCCCAGCTCAATGAATCTATTTCACCTTCGCTTATAACAATATCTTTACTGCCAACTAGACTATCATAGTTATATACAATAGGCTCTGCATCTTTTGCCTGGGTAAATTGCTTACCATCTATGCCTCGTGTTTTATAGTTAGTTAACTTTCCCTCCCTATAGTATGGGAAAACTATTTTACTACCATCGCTAGAGCTTTGAATATTATTCTCACGAATAACTTCATCTGTTATACCCCTTGAGTTTAAGAATTCTTTACCTTTTCCAGATAGTGTTTGCAACACATTTTGACTAGGCAATGAATAAATCTTGTTCTCCATATAATTTTTATTAGTTAGTGAACCAACTCTTCCTTGCCAATTACAATGGTGGCACTTAAAAACCCCATCCTTTAGATTAACGGATAGTGAAGTATCTAACTTGTTCTTCCTAGTTGGAGAACATTTTGGACACTTAGTTTTTTGTTGAGGTGAATTACCCCTGAGTTGAATCCCTAGATTTGTAAATTCTTGTATCATCTTTGTATTATACTTAGTATTATTTATTTATATACTTAGTACTATCTATATAACATAGTTAATACTATCTATATATATCTGCCATTTTGGCACTTGGAAGGTTACTAAAGATTCTACGTTCTTTACCTTCTTTGCCAATAGATTTAGTCTTTCTCTTGATAAGACCTTTAGACTCTAATTTAGATAGTATTCTATAGAGAGTTCTCTCACTTATTTTAGTGGTTTTAGATATTGTTTTATTACTAGCAAAACAGTATTCCCTATTACCGTTTTTGCATAATGAATCAATATACTCCAGTACCATACCTTCGCTATTATTTAAGTCGTATTTTTCCATATCATCGAAATTTATTTTCACAAATTGTCCCATAATTATCTGTTTATCTAGTTAAAAAAAGGAGGTTTTGATATAATCTCCACCTCCTGGTTTAATTAAAACGGTAAATCGTTACTTCTATCGGTTACCGTTTGCTTAGGAGCATTGTTGCTACTATTGTTATTGTTGTTATCTGGCTTGTAGTCGTTAATCCAAACACTATGGGTTTTACCATACTGGTCAGTTTCTCTTAGCCCACCAACAGTTAGCTTAATGTAATGTTCCCCATTATACTCATACCAATGGGACTCTAGCTTACTTTTAGCAATAGAGATGTTAATTAGGTCGAATTGACCTGCCTTAACACCTTTTCCAACATACTCTCTTTTTTTCTCGTTACTCATAATAAATAATTAAAAATTAAACAATTAACTTTGTAGCAATTCCGCTACTTCTTTACTGACATTATACTTATCTCTAATATTATTTATAGTATATTGCCCACTCTTGATTGCCTTCTTAGCATTGTTAAACTGGGGAGTACCCTTGTTCAACCATGCTTTAGAATTACCACTATCACTTTTATGGTCATTCGTAGCATCGGCATCTTTATTATCATCAATAAGGAACAACCCATTAAGGGCATATTTTCTAGCATAACTACTAGATGCTCCAAAAGATTGTGCTATATCCATACCCTTTTTATTAGGGTTTATTCCAGCCTGTGCCTTCCTAGCAATACTATCTTTGCCATCACTAAGAGTTGCTGTAGCTTCAATATACGGAATACTTGCCGCTTCTTTGGTTTCGTCATCTAGTGTTAGCGATAAATTAAATTCCTGTAGTAATGGTTTAACCGCCTCTAAGATGTCCTCACAGCTCCTGTAATTGTAATTACCGAAACTGTTTCTTTGATTCTTCGGTGCTTTCAGTCTCCCCTGAATATTCACCAGCTTATCATTGATTGTTTTCATATCGACAAATATATATAATTTTTTCCAACTGACAAAATATGTAGAAGAAAAAGGAGCAACTTTTTAGCTACTCCCAGTTCTAAACAAAGATAAACAAGAATTAATATAGGGAATTAAACTCTTGTTACAAATATACGCCTATTGAATTCACATTTCCAAATAATACCCTATTAAATTCACATTTAACTATCTAAATGATTCAACAGTAGATTTCCATCATGCTCATTAAATCCTTTTATTTGGCGATACAGATGTTTGCTATCCGACTTGACTTTTTTTTTCTCAGCTTTGGTAGAGTCTATACCTAGGTTAGTATATTGAATTGCATCTAATTCTAATATCATATCAGTACGCTCTTTAACACTTAGAGCAAAATCAGTAGCAATTTTGTTTGCCAATTTACGAATAGTCAAATCTTCTTCCATATTATAAAATTAAAGGTTATTACTTATTTATACAAATATATATTTTTTGATACTACTTATGGAGCTTATCACCAAAAACCTTCTCCACACCCCTTGAACCGAAGTATCCTCCAATCACAATAGATAACAAGCCAGTTATTGAGTTCAATTCTAAACCATAAAACCAACCTATAACATAAGCTACAGAAAAGAATATTAAAGTTAATGGTCTAACATTAGTAGCTAACCAAGAACCACTACGAGAATCAGCAACCCATCTACGAGTTATTCCATCTATCTCAGCCCTCTCTAAATCAAGTTTCTTTAGTGCTACGGACTTATCCTCCTCTGACATCCCAGAACCCCCTATAATGGCTTGTATTACATTTCCTGCTAAAGTATCTCCTGCTACTGCATTAACAACGTCAGGTATCTTCTTTAGTAGAAACTGTCCTACTTGGGTATCTTTAAATTTCTTTTTGTCAGACATAAGGTATTGCCTACGGTATTAGTAAGTCCAAACAGAGTTTGACTTGGTATCGTCTGTATCTGCGTGTATAAACCCTTTTGCAACTCCAATACGTTTGAATCCTGCTTTAATAAGGGCATTAAGTATAATGTATCTTTCACTCCCGCTTCCAACAGCAATATCTGCTGCAACTCCTTTGAGGTGGCTAGAGTTTGGTACTCCACCAACTTGTTTGTTATGGTCTGCTGTTCTATAACCACTTGTGATTTTAAAGGGTATTCCTGCGAGTTCTCTAGCGTGTTCAAGTTTATAAACAAAGTTAGTATCCATATTCTTACCTGACTGAGGTAAAGAAGGACAATCAAACTCTGATAGGGAAAAGTATTTAAAGTTCATTTTGTAGTTAAGCCAATTAAGATTAATAGTAGCATCCCACCAATAAAGATAAGTTTACCTTTACTAAATAAGTTTCCATTCCAATCCTTTATAATTTGTGCTTTAAATAAAGACCACCCTGTTTTAGCTAGTTCTTTTATCTTATCCATAAGTAATATATTTCCTGTTAATATACAAAAAGCCACTTAAAAAGCAGCTTATTTCCTCTTTTTATCAATCTTTAGATACTCCAAGTCTTTCATAAAATCCCTCATTTCTAAGGTTATTTCTCTTACCTCTTTCTCTAATTCCCTTTGATTCTTCCAAGTATATTCCTTTTCGTTATACTTTAGCTTTTTAACCTCCGCTGTATTAGTATCTATCTTGGCACTTAAAGTATAGTAAGAACCAATTATAGAAGCAAACATTACTGCGATAGTAATTATTTGTGATATACTAATTGAAACGTCTGCTTTACCGTCTCCGTCTAAATCAATCTTTGCCATTATTTTAGTTTTTTATATATTGATATTAAAGTATATCCGATAGCTAATACTAAAGATATTGTTTGTAGTACTGGGTTTGCTTCTGAAACACTTAACCCAAGTGCGAATATATTAGTAAAAGCTATCTTCAAATCTTGCATTATGCTATTGCTAAATAGATGTAATTAGCGTCTAACGCATTTACAGAAGCACTACCTGAATTTGGTTCAAACCCATTACTTAAAAAATCAATAGAAGCAGTACTACTATTTGTAGTTTCTGCAGCAGATTCATTAGGTCTTAAAAAATTATTTATTGGGTTAGAAAGGTTTCTTACTGAATCAAATATTCTCCAATCCCCTGCACTATCAGTTCTTTTGATTAAAACAAATCTTGGTCTAAACCCTGTTACAATACTATTACCACTTGAAGTTCCATCTCCTGTATAACTCCCTACCTTCTGATAACCATCTACTGAATGGAAGCAGTAGGCGATATAATCTCCTGCGGTTGCGTTTGCACTATTATACCCAAAAACAGAATCTGTCGGTGTAGTCCATAAGTTTAAACTAGGATGCGTACCAACCCCAGAAGATTGGTTTAAATATATAGTTTGATTATTATTCGTTATTCCTGCCACTCTCACATTCCAATAAGCAGCACCATCTGTTCTTTTTTCTAATATCATTTCAGGTGCAGAATCTAATCCGTGGGCTATTGTACCTGTAGTTCCAGATTTTGTATATTTCACAATACTAAACCCTGCATCTTGATTAGCACTAACTGTTGACGTAATATCACCATCAGTATTATTGTTAGCGGAAACAGTTCCTCCTGCTCTCCAACACCAAGCAACGTAGTCATCTCCACTTACATTTACATAATTACCGCTATCGCTGTTATCTCCTAAAGAAAACCCATTAGAATCAAAAGATGTTAATTGCTGTGTCCAATTACCGTGTTGATTTTCAATATCTGAATTGTTTGAAGATATTACTTTGTTTGCACCTCTAATTGAATCAAAAATACCGTGGAAATATATACCATCCCTATTCTTTATCCACACCAAATCAGGTTGAAAATCAAGCGAAGAAATTGATTGTGTACTACCGTTCCCTGTATAGGTTACAGTTTCAAAGTTTTGTAAAGGGTCTAATGCTGCTGATGCAGAGGCTACTATACCTCCTGTTGTAAAGAATTTCTTATTAAATCCCATTTAGTCAAGATTTGGTAAAGAATAAGAAACTACCGCTGCTTTAGTTGTAAGTGCGTTAATCTCCGCTTCTTTAGTTCCACATTCAGTTCTCAAGGCTGCTCTTGCATCTATCACATCCTGCGGTGCAGCAATACCTTCTTGTGCTCTGATAATGTACCAATCTGTTTCTTCTAATTTTCTATTGTATATAGATTTTAGGTTTGCAATTTTTGCCTCTTTTAACTCGGCTACTGTTTGTGTCCAAGTCTTGTTAATTACAGGATAAGTAAAAGTACTACTATCACTATCCCATTCAAGGTCTCCTAGCTTTTGAATTGCTGAATCGTAATCAGGTGTTACTACGTTGTAGAATCCTGCTTCTTCCCATTCTGTAGAAGATAATTTATCAAACCCACCAATAACATTACCCCAAGCTTTTGGAATAGTAGTGTATCTTTTTATTGCTCCGTCTATTTGTATTGCTTTCATATCTTATTATTATACCGTTGTACTTGAAGTGTAGGGTGCTACTGCATAGTGATAGACTTTTGCACCTGTTGAATCGTCTGTACAAATAATTTGTATTACGTTATTTGTTGTACCGTCGTAGTTTGTACTACCTACTTTGTTAAACGTAGACCCTGTTTCTGCTAAAGTAATAGCAAAGTCTCCATCTAATATAATATCTACAACTTGCCCCTGTTGAGCATTACTAATTGTTAGGGTAGCTGCATTATCTGCTGTTGCTGTAAAAGTAGCTGCCGAATCAAAGTTTATTGCAAAAGATGAACCTGTACCTAAAGCTGATAATGCTGTATAAGAGTTAGATAGTTGTTGGTGGTCTATCCCGTTATCAGAAACGCTTACTGTAACATCTCCAGTAGTAGTGTCAACTTCTAATCCTGTTCCCCCATCTACACTTGTAATTAAGACATCATCTATAAGAGAGGATAGGTCTAAGGTGAAAGTAGAAGTATCACTATTAACAAATGTTGCAAGACCTGCCCCATCTATTGAAGCACTCACTATTGCAGTATCATCCAAATAAGGAGCTAAATCTACTGTATCAGTTGTGCCATCGCCTTTTGTTAAGGTTAATGTGTTTGTTGCTAAAGATAAATCTGGCTTCCCATATAACTCATTAAAGTTATCGTTGACCATTTTAAAGGCATCCGCTAAAGGAGTCCCTTGTGTAGAATCTTTGGCTACCGCAGGGTATGTTACTATTGTTTGTTGTGCCATTTTATTTTATTTATAATTGTGTTTTATCTGCTGTAAATTGTGCATTATCCGCTGTTAAATCTCCTCCGAAATAACTAATCAAATCTGCTGTAAACGGTGTTACTGGTACAAGTCCCCAACAATTAGGAGCAGAAAAGTCAGGTATAAAGTATGTTGTGTATTGTTCATCTAGTCCCCAACCATCGTTGGTTTCCATATCACAATATATTTTTCCCCAATCTATTGAATTTGCCATTTCTCTTTTTTAAGTAATTACTTAATTTAATAATGTTCTCTTTCTTAGGTTTGTATTGTTTTTTATTTTCTATAGTACCCATCCTTGAAATAATGCATCTTTATCTGGATAAACATCTTCATTATTATTACTAAAATACTCAGGGAATTTACTACCAGCATTGAAACTCATATGTTCAATAAACCTATTGGTATAATATTCGGCATAATCCCTTTCCTTTGCTATAAGGCTATCTATTTCTTGCTTTAAAGGTTGAGTTGAATTCTCAGAACTATGCTTGTAAACTCCTCCATTTGATATTGTATAAGCAGCAAAAGGTAAATACTCTGCCATTGCAAAGTGAATTAACATAGGCTGAATGTACTCATTAACCAATTCTAAATAATCCCCACTTAAACTACCAGCTACAATATCGCTACTTATCTTATCATATAAATCTGTACCAAGATAGTTTTGAACATGAATCTCTTGAGCTAATTTAATAAACTGAATAAATTTATCAGTATCTACATTCCCACTCAAGGCAGTATTCTTAACTAAGTCAGCTCTTTTTATAAATAGTGCAGTTGCCATTATTCTTGCTCTTCAATTTGTTCGTCAATAGTTTCGCTTTGTCCATTCTTTTTTACCCCAGTTTCTTTTTCCATTTCGGAATCACTAATCACATTTGTTAAATCAGTAAATTCTAATGGCTGTAAAGTCTTAAAGTAAATATCTAATTCAATATTATTGTACTCTAAAATTTCTTCTAAAGCATCTAATATTGTAACCTGCATTGGTCTAATTACAGTATTATCCATCAATAACGAAGCAGTCTGCAATTCTTCGGCATTATTACCAAGTCCAGTATTATCTTTAATACCAACTAACATTGGCGATACAATACGGTGGGACACCATTACTTTCTTCATACTCTCATCAGATAAGAACTGATATTGTTGATGGGCATCGTTTATCATTACTGGGTCAACTGTAGCTGCAAGTTCTTTACTATCATTAAATGCCAGGATAAATTTACCTGCGTTACTAGTACCACTAAACTTTTCGTATATTGCTCTTTCAATAGAATCTCTCTGCTCCTTGTCAGGAGTACCGTTATTGAAGTTAATTAACATACTTGGCTGTAGACCATTCTGTATATTGCTAATATGGTAGTTAGCAATCTCTTCCTCTAATTCAGCATACTGTAATCCTCCTTGATAGTCAACTGGGCTATAGTAATAAAATCCTGCTCTATAAGGTCTAATATATAAAATTTCAATATTATCTTGACTTGTACCAAAAGCAGCAATACGCTTTGGTTTATCATTGTGTTTTACCTTAGACCAATCGCTAGAATAATAATAGTTCTTAATCTCTCCATCTACAGCTTTCTCAGCTCTTAATGTTTCAATAGGCATATGGGCTACTTGAGCTATCTTACTTCTATCTTTGCTGTATATTACTTGAACAGCAGCCTGTCCCATCATTTTGTAATCGTAGCAAACCTTCTTCATACAATCCTTTCTAAAGAGCTCTTTCATCTCTTTATACTCTGTAGGTTTTGATTCAGAATCAGTAGCATCTAGCCCTCTCCCATATATCATCTCAGATATACCGTTGATTGAAGCGTTGTTTGTTGGAGACCCATTGTATCTATCTATAAGATATTTAAAATACATATTATCATCTCCATACTCTACCCAATCATATCTTTTTGATTCAACTATTTGAGTGGATGTATAAGAGGCAAGGTTTACAACATGAATTGCATCCTTAACTTTATTTAATTGCTTATTATAATTTTTTCTTGACATTATACAAATATATATTCATTATCGAAGCTAGTTTCTTCTGTGTATTGGTCTTTATTAATAAAGTATTTATCTAAAGATTCTTGGTCGCTACAATAAATTAAACCTCTATATATCTCCTCATCATCTTCGTCAGATAACTGTACCTTGTAGGTATATAAATTATCTTCAGTTAAACCAAAGTCCCCATTCAACACCATATAATCTCCTTCATTTGACTTAGTTGGAGTAACAGTAGCTGTCGTTCTGGTTGCCTTATCCGTAATCTTAATTACTGGGGAGTCAGCATCTTTGCGAGGAATTATCTTTAATTCTTGAGTTCCTGATGTAGGGAGTATATCCATATACAAAATAACTTTACCCTATTGAATTGTTTTTACTAAGGTACAAAAAAAGGGGGTAAAATACCCCCCTTATTGAATTTACAAGTACATTTTAATTAGACAACTCTCTGAGTAGAGGGACTGTCAGTAGCACTAGCCATTCCAGCAAATGGGTCTGCCGAAGTAGCACCATCTACAAAATTAGGCATAGTTATTTCATTAGCAGTTAAAGTAAGAGTATAACCTTGTAAGTCTCCCATTGCAGTTCCAGTTACTGCTGTACCTCCTGTTACCTCTGCTCCATGTTCTCTACCAACTAGCAATAACTTGCCATCAAAAGTCTCTACAAAAACGTGGGGTCTACCAAATGCCATTAATTTCAGCTCTTTGTTATCCTCCTTTGTTAGTTTATGTAAAGTTAAGTTTACAACTTGCTCAAAGAATGTTGTACCATTCTCAAGAGAAGTTTGAATATTTGTCTCTAAAGAAGAGTTACCCTTAACATCGTAAGAGTGGTAATCGAAAGTTCCATCTATATCGGTTACTTCATCATCAACTAAGGTTATAGTACCTAAGTCTCCAAAGTCCACAAAGTGAATTTTTCTAATACCACCTACAGCATCTTTACAGGGTTTTAATCTTCCTCCAGTTAAATCACAGCTCATAGTATTATTGTTTTATAAAAAAAGGGTAGGCAGATTAGTTACCACCTACCCTTCTTATTGATTAATTATTATTTATTATTCGTCGTTAGCAGTGTTTGCGATACCGTAAGTTACGATGTCGTCAACAATACCATACTGTACACCTGCTGTAAATCTCATTACGACTCTTACGTTTTGAGACCCATCAATGTCAGCCATATCAATAACTTTTACTTCGTTGTGGTCAGCTAATAGACCAGTACCAAAGTATAGGTTAGACTTTTCAGCAGCTACTGCAGTATTGTCTGCAAGACCGTTAGCAACAAATAGTTTTACACCATCAAAAGATAATGCTCCACCACCATACCACTGAGTTCCTTTATTATCACTACCTGCATTTGAAGTAGCAGCAACTGAGAATCCACCTAAAGCTCTTACATAAGCTCTAGCAATATTCTGAGAAACATAGATATTTAAATCTTCACTTCCATATAGAGTAGAAGGAATAGCATCTACGATAGAGCCTAGCTGTGCAACTACGTTAGAAGCACTTACTGTAGTACCCGCAATTTCATTTGCTGTTGGCAAACTAGCGTCTGCTCCTAATAGAGTAGTTAACCCATTAAACTGTCCACTTGTAGAAGTATCTCCTGCCCAGATAGACTGCTCAGTTCTTTGTGCTACTTTAGCAGCAACGTGAGAAATTAAAAAATCAGAAAAGTTAGAAGGCAAAGTGTCGTGGGCAGAGAATCCCATAGAGATAGCTTCCCAGTCATTTTGAAAGTCAGACTTACATAGTTGTAAGTTTACTTGTTGAAATTCAGGAGTCAAAGTTCTCTCATCAAGAGTGATAGTACTTGTTGCAGTAAAATCACAAGATGCATCTTTTACGATATCATCAGTAGAGATAGTTTTGATTACTTCCTGAAACTTAATGTTTGGTTTAACGGTTAATCCACCGTTTTCCAAAGTAGAAGCACTTAATAAAGCAGCAGAAATGTATTGTCCTGCAAATTCCCCATTGTATGCTACACTAGCGTTTTGAGTTGTTGTTGTTGGCATTTTATTTAGATTTAGTCGTTATTTTTTAATGTTAGATATTCTTTGAAATACTTTATCCGCAGTACTCATAGTTCTATTTTGTGCGTATAAATTCAAACTTGTTTTAGCCTCTTCTTCTGGGCTGTGCTTGATTGGTTCGGCAGCAGGTTCTTTAGAAAGTTCCTTTACTTGTTCAGCAAGAGATTCTTTTTCTTTCTTCATATAACCCATCTCTTCATCAATCATTTTCTTTATAGCTTCAATTTCGGCTTTCATTGCCCCCATATCTGCCATATACTTTTCCTCAGAAACATAGCCATCTTTTAGCTCAGTTTCATCTTCTACTTCTTCCTCGCTAGAAGCCTCTACTTCTTCAGTAGCTACTTCTTCAGATAATTCAGTAGTCTCTTCTTCTACTTCTTTAGTTGTCTCGTCAACAGAATCTAGTTCAGATAAAACAGCTTCTTCTTGTACTTCCTCTTGAGAAAGCTCTTGAGCTAATTCATCTTCTTTTGTTAACACAGACAACTTCTCGAGAATTTCATTTAATAAAGTTGTTGCCTTCATAATAATTATTAATATTTATATAAAATAATTGTTTACTAACAAGGTGTTAGATTTTTACTCGGTAGTACCAGTTACATTTCCAACTCCTTGTGCTTGAAAACTACCATCACAGCATTTCCTAGAATAAGTTCTGCCATCTTTACAAAGACATCCTCTTTTGCTATTTTTAGGAGATGGACTTCTATCCCTGTTGTTTCTTGTCATAATCCTGCGTTTTGTGTTCGTTGTATAAAATATATTACATCCCAAATTTTGCAATCATCTCCAGTGGAAAGGACTTTTAATTGAATTCCATCATTTACAAAAGTACTATCGGTATAATATTGAGCCATTATATTCTCTGAATGTGTTTCGTGATTTCCTTTTGGAAAAGCAATAGTTCCTGCTAATCTTGAAATTTGACCACTACCCTCTAAGTTATACTCTAAAAAAGTTTGGTTTGCGTTTGCAGCTTCTGCTTTAAATGCTATTGTTATAATGTATGTGTCATTTTCGTTTACACCTAATATTTTTTGTGTAGAGGAATTATAAAATTCTATACTTGAATGGCTTCTTACTACATTACCTGCATTGTTAGGTAGCACTAGTTCTGAGTCTTGTTCCAAGGTAAGCTTATACTCAGAATGATATTCTGTATCATCATATCTTGCCCAACCTAAGTTTTGAGTTGCCCCTAAGTTCTGAGGATATACAATTACATTCTCATTATTATGCCCCATATACAAAGCACTATCTGTACGCAACATCGCACCATTTTCTATATTGACATTATCAACTACAGATTGCTCTACATCTTCTACATGGACTCTATATGCTGTATTCTTTCCCATTATTTTTTACTTGATTTTGGATGTTTCTTTGGCAATAAATCATAGTCGGTAGTGTACTTTGGATTTTGTGGTCTACCGTTCTTCATTAAATATAAATAAGCATTTACTCTAGCTAATGCCCATTGTTTAGCACTTCTTACTTTAGGAGAATGACTTGTATTAAAAGCACCTAGACCTCTTTGAAATACACTAGCCAACATACCCACAGTAACACTATAAGCAAGTTTATCTCTATACTTATCGTTAAATTCATCAGCTTTTTTCTGTAGAGTTTTACGGTCAGCAGAACTTACTTTAGCACCTGTCTTTCCTTTAGCACTTCCTTTGGCAGTTCCTTCTCCTTTTGGACTAGGATTAGCTGTGTCTGATTTAGGTGCTTTAGGAGATGTCTTTACATCACCCTCACCATCTGATTCTGCTAAATCTATTTCGCCTAATGACTTTAGTTTACCTCTACTCCACCTAAGAGCTGCTTTACCTCCCCAAGCATCGTACATTAACTTACCACACCCATCCGAGTAGCTTTTAGAGGCTTCTAAGTCTCCCTTATGACGAGACAGAAAGCTATACATTCTCTTAATTGTTGATACTGTCAAATTAGATTTTGATGCTAATTGCGATGCTCTTCGCTTCCCTACTGCAGTACCGCAAGAACCCCAACCATTTTTATCAACCCATTCTAAGACTCTCTTAGCGTTGTTTACGACACCTTGAGGGTAATCACTATAGGTCTTTAAATCTAGCTTCTTAGAGGCGATATAATCAGCCATCTCGACTAATATTTCTTCTGCTTCCACTTCACTTATTTGATTAACCTCTCCCATATTCACCTTATCAGTAAAATATCCTTCTATAGAGAATCCTTTTACTTTGCCAGTTTTAACGTAGTTATTCCAAACCTCATCATTATTAACCTTCATCGAAACCATCCAAGTTCCTACAGGGAGTTCCATTCCGTACTTTCTACTTTTATCGTGGGTTTCATCCTCTATAATCCAGCTTTCAACAACTGATAATCCGTAAAGTTTAGCTTCGTGTTCTAATGTAGACTCATTTTGATTGCCTCTCATTAAGAATAGTTCTGATGCTTTTCTTACTGTATTTTCTGAGAAGTATATATAATATTCATCTTCACCATCGGCTCTGTAGATATTCTTATTAGGCACTAATGCAGCCCCCATAAGTATTCTTTTTTCAGAATCAACCTCAGTTAGTTCGACTTTAGTTTGTTCGCTAAGTGCTATAAAGTTTTCTTGAATTGCAGGTCGGTCAACTATACTAATAGCTTCAATACCTGAAAGCAATTCATCTTCGTCAATAAGTAGTTCTATTATTCTCATATTTAAATTAATTGCTATTATTGTGTTCGTTTTAATTTTATATTAAGTACTAGCACTGTCTATAATATTCTCATATACTTCTCCAGCATCTACAATATCTTTATGAACAACAAAGGCTCTCAAAGGTTGTTTCTGTGATGTTGCTACTGTTTGTGCAAGTTGTGATTCAGGTGATGCACCGACTACATTAAAGTCTGGAGCTTCTACATTTCCTCCACCTCCTTGACCACCAGCAGATGGTTGTTTAAATGAAGATATAGTTGTTGCCAATATGTTTGCTATAGATAATGCTGCACCAATGTTATTTCTAGTTATTTCAGCCTGTGCAATAGCTTTAAACGCAGCACCTCCTACAGGAGCTAAAGCGGCTTTTGCAGAATACCCTGCTCTAATAATTTGATTAGAAGATTGAGTCCTAACTACAATATCCGCAACAGCAGCACCTTTTTCTATAAGTAATGCTGCTTTTTGCATAGCCTCATTTTCCCCTGCTATATTAGATAACAAGTCCGATGTTTGCTGTGCAAAGCCAACATATATAAGGTCTATACGTTGGTTTTCTTTTATGAAATCTAACTTCTGCTGCAACTTAGTTTCATTCAACTGCTGTTCTAATTGTGCTAATTTTAGTTCCCCTTCTGCTCTCTCATCAACAGAAAGTCTGGCTGTTTTTAACCTAAAGTTTTCAAAATCTATATCGCTCTGAAGAAGAGCCATTTTTTCGTTTAAGTAATATTGATTAGCATCTAAAGAATATTTTAAATTTAATACTTCTAACTCTTGTTTTTTTCTGTTTGAATCAAATCTTTTATCTGATTGGTCAGCTTCAAGTTTTAACAATTTAGTTTCAGTTGATGCAAATATCTGAATTCTAACATCAGCAGCCTCTTCGTCAGCTTTTCTTATAGATTCTAAATATTCTCTTTTAGCTTCAGCTTTTTTCTCATCACTTCTTGATGATTCTTCAAATTCCTCTAATCTTAATTTTTCTCTATCTTTAAACTGCTGAACCCTTATATCTAAATCTCTTAATGAAAACTCTTGTTGCTTTATTATTCTTTCTTCCTCATTTAGTATAAAAGTAAGCTCTGATTGCTGTCTAAATCTTTCTTCTAATTTAGACAAATCTAAAAGTTTTTGTTTAAAAGCTCTAAGTCTACCCCCTAATAATCCATCACTATCATCTGGAAATATTCCAAATTCTTTTAACTTCTCTTGTAGTTTATCGATATCATCTGCTATTGTAGATAGCTCTTTGGTTCTTGATTTTGCTGAAGCTGCAACCATAGAGTTAACACCAGCAAGACCATCTGTTGCTCCAGATAATATACCTTGAAATACTTCTAAAAAGCCAGTTGATTCAACTAATGAGGCGTTTTGTAACTTAAATTGCTCAATATACTTTTCTTGTATTTCATTTAATATTGCTTGAGACTGAGCCTTTTTCATTAGAACTTTAATTAAAATTTCAGTTCTTACTATTGAATCATCAGTTAATTTATTTGTCTCATCTAACTGAAGATTTAATCCTTCGTGTTCATCGCTAACTTTTTTAAGTATAATTGCTTTTTGTTCATCAGATACATTTGAATCATTTAGCATCTCAACATAGGTCTCAAGCCTACCTATCTGTTCTCCATATACTTCTGTTGCATCCTTTAAGGCTTTATTAACAGAAGTAACAGCTCCTGCCCATTTAAGAAATGCTTTTTGTATTCTAGGTAAGAATGAAAGCAATAATTGAACTCCAACAATTACACCGCCAACACCAAGTAAAGATTTTCCTAATTGAGATAACGCTCCTCCAAGCCCTTTTCCGCTTGTTCTTGAGAATTCTTGACCTAGTTCAAGTAAACGACCAATGTTATTAGCTACACCTTGAATACCATAAGCTGCATCCGAAGCAACACGACCAGTTTCAATAAGTATTGCATTATTAAGCCCTGATTGTGCCCTGTTTTTATTATTTGCTCTTGATAATCTTTCAGTAGAATCGGCTAATCCATCTACAGCTTTCTTAGTTGTTTTTACAGCTCTGGCAGCATTTTTCTCCGTTACCTTTATTTCAATAGCAATTACCTTCTTATCTGCCATAATAATATCTTTTTATTTGTTGTTTAGCTTCTTTTATACTGCCTACTCCTTTATACTTGCCTTTAGCAATATCTATATTATCAGATACCCCATACCAATCATCTATCGATAATAATTCTAATATTTGCTTTATCATTCTACTATTTGGTCTTGAAAGATGTTTAGTAATTCTAATTCAGATTTACCAGTCATCAAATTAGTTGTTATTGAATTAATCCGAAATATCTTATCTTGTATCTTAATTTGGTCATTCAATTTATAATTTATAAGTATATTAGCAGGTAAGTATGCTGTAACCTTAAACATTCTTCTAGCTGGATTAAATACACTTTCAATATAGTTTTTGTAAAATACATTGTATAATGAATTGCTGTAATCCCCATAATTCATTGTTTGCCATTCATCAAACTCTTGGTCAAAGTTTAAGTTGTAAGTTGGAGGTGTTGTTGTATTTCCAGCATCGTTTGAATTAGATGGTCTCCAATAACTAGTTAGCCCAGTTGGAGGAGATGTAGAAATCCAATTAATCTTACCGCTTCTGTTTCCGTTAGCGACACTTGCTTCTGGTAAATCAGTTATTTTTATGCCATAAAATAATAATGGTTTTATCAATAACGTATCATAATTTCCAGTAGGAGCAGGAACAGCATCTGCATCTGGGTTAAAATCACCACCTGCACAATATCCCCACTGTATTAAAGTATCTTTAGTGGGAGATGTAGAGTCAACATTTAAATCCAATAACCTTTCATATTTCATGTGGGAGAAAGGCAATTTTATTTCATATTTTTTACCCCT